TATATATTTAACAAGCCAAAAGCTCCCCAACCGCCGTAAAAGGAAGTACTCTTGTGAAAACTCGAGCGCGCCCCCCCAAACCCAACCAAATATACGTTTTATACAATTTGAAGTTTTTGAACTTTAAAGTGACAGCTGTGTCTGCAAATTGTTATAAGTTTTGAATACTGTTTTGACTCAAGTCTACGCGAAAGTAGTGAAAAGTGGATATTGACAATTTATTAGTTGTGAAAAGATTTTGTGAATTTATATTGAAATGGAAGAACATAAAAACCAAGGTTTTAATTGTACTTGTGGTTTTGCTTATAGCTCATTCTCCCTATACGATATTGAAAAGTTGCGTGTGTGTGATACTGTTCATTATAATGGCTATCTGGAATATGTTAGGGCGACGCCCTCCCAAGTCGTGGTTGATGCTTATTTTAGGAATTTGCATAATGTGGGCGATGAGAAACCTGATTTCACGGTCAACGTTGCGCAAGTTGAAGATGACTTCGAAGAACACTCTGCCGATGTACGTCAGGAAGCCGTAGAAACTAGTACGGATGAAGTCCATGTTTTTGATAATGAAGTTTATCAATTTAACATGAATCCAATTAATACCCCTAGTTATGACGCCACCATGGGAACGGTACGAGAATTTGTTAATGGAGATTTGAGTGCAGTTTTGGTTGGTGATACCACACCCACTGAACCTATGTCTCTTTATCTGTCAAACAGGTATTGTGCTCATCAACGACACCTTAACATCAAAAAGTGTCCTTGTATGTGTTTCCTCAAGGAAGGAAAAGACAAGTGGAAGATTGGCAAGTTAGGCTGGGATGATATTAATATCATCAATCAAGAATTGGGTTTAGACGTTTATTTTAAGACTGGAGCTACGTCTGAATACCAACATCATCATATTGTTATTCTTGTCTTAACAACTTCTGACAAGAAGTTCCATGATTACACTAATTTTACTTATCGCCAGTGGCGTGCTATTTACCGCTTGCGAGAATATTATGGCATGATAATTGATAAGGGGTGTAAAAATAGGACCCAACGTATAGTTGCCCAATCTCCTGAGGAGCAAGAGGCTCATTGTTCGAAGGACGCCCCTGGTCCTCAAACTGAAGCAACCAATGAAGCTTCAGCTCCTCCAGAAGAAGAAGCTGAGGAAACTGAGGAAATGTTAGCCCAATGCTCAGGTCTGAGAGCTAAATTGGAAGATTTGGCCGCTAAGCTAAAGACTAACGTAGTTTCTGCTTTTAAGAGTATGGGATCTTTAACCAAATACGTCTGGGATCATATGAAGGATTCATTTGGCTTTATTTCAGATAAGGTCTACTCTTTCTTTGGATCTTTAGCTGATAAGATGTTGAATAAGTTTTTTGGAAAGCTTAAGGAAACAATAATTTCCAAAGGCGTTATTGACGTTGCTGGAGAAGGATTTGGCCTTGTAGCTCTCCTTATGTTTATAATGTTGGTAGTATTGAGCGCTATTGGTGTGATTGCATACAAAGTTGGCAAATTTCTTATGAATAACGTTATGCTCATCATTTCCAAAATCACCAAATTTGATTATCAAGATTATACTGAGAAGGTCAAAGTTTGGTGCTCTGAGTCCTATGACGTATCCAAAAGTTACGCCCATGATAAGATTTCGCAAGTACGTTCTCTTCCAAAGTATTTTGCTCAAGGACCGTATGACACTCCTATAGTTGCCATCATTACGCTTTTGGGAGTAGGTTTTGGAGCCAAAGACCAAACTTTGGAAGGAGTGGCAAAATCATGTAGATCTTTTTCTGCCATAGTTGCAGGAGGTTTGGCCGTTTCTAATTTCATGGTCTCTTGCATGATGATTCTTCCAACAGCTATCCGTAAGTTTTGTAATTCTCTATCCACTTCTAAGGAAGCAAAAGAGAAGAACCTTGTCGAAGATTGGTTGTTTGAAGCTACTGTTGTTATGAAAGCGTCGCAAATTCCAGAAGTTCTTTCATCCGATGTGTATTACGAACAGGTTATGAAGACGTCTTTACAAGGAAGACAATTCTTATCAACATATAAAGTTACTTCTCCAACCGTGATGAATATGGTGAGCCGCCTTTTGATGCCCATAGAGAAACTCAAAGCGAACATAATCCAATTCCGCAATGGTGGAGTTTCTCGCGCCCTGCCTTTTTGCGTGCATTTTGCCGCTTTGCCTGGTTATGGAAAAACTCTTGTTGCTTCTCTATTCCTGATGTTAGTTGGAGGCTTTGAACCTAAAGACGTCTATACAAGAAATTATTCTGACGAGTATTGGTCGGGTTATATCTCTCAAGATGTTGTTTTTCTTGATGAGTTCCTTATTGGAAATGAAAAACTTGAAACTATGGCCCAAGAATATTTGACTCTAGTATCTCCTGCCGTGTTTAAACCAGCTTTTCCAACGTTAGACAACCCCACTACTGGTATTAAAGGCACAGAAGTCAGGCCTAAAATGGTACTCTCTGCCAACAATTCTTGTCTCTTTGATGTCGATCGTTTTAACAAAGAAGCTCTGAATCGCCGTCGTAAGTACGTGGTTCATTTTGTTCAGAACGATGAATTCAAGAAATCAAATCCTAAGCTGTGGAAAAATGGAAATGAGATTGATATTAGTGCCATGACTAAAGAGCAAATCTCACAGGTGGCATGGTTGAAGTTCAATTTGTGTAACCCCGTCACCGGGGATGCTTTCCTCCGTGATTTAACTTGGCCTCAACTTATTGCATATACCCGCCAACAATACACCGACCATCAAGACAGTTGTTCAAAAATTTTTGAGGCTTTTGGGATGAAGGATCAATCAAATAAGCGTGCTCAAGCTCAAGAAATTCTCGCTACTTTGAGGAGATCTGAGCTCGGTGTTCCTGATAAGCCCGTGAGTGTCACTGATTCCCTCACAGAATTAGTGCTAGGAGGTTCCGGATTTCTTGCTCAACAACCAGAACCAAAACCCACAACCAAACGTAAACTTAAGAAGAATACCACTAAATTAGAAAGGGAGTATGCGGGCCTATTAGCCAGCTCTAGTTCTAGTTCAGGAGAAGAAAGCATTGCTACCGAACCAGCCGATTTTAAGTTTACCGTTGAAGAAACTGCCATGCAAAACATGCTTGTTGATATAGATGCCGTCAAAGCAGGATCATCTCCTCCGACCGTCGTCCCAGTGCCCGAGAAAATCGGTGATCTACCATCTTCAACCGAATCATCTGACTATGAGGAGGTGGAACCCAAACATGTGAAAAGGCCTTTAATTGTGGGGCTTTTTTCAGGCGAGTCTGATTTGGAGCCAATTGACAGACTCAACTTCATAAGTGATCATGTGACGCAGAAGATTGAATTCCTGACCCCCCAATTGAAAATGTGTAGCCGAGAAAAATTGCATGATCTAAAACAGGCAGTTATTGGCCTCAAGTACGAAATTGGCACCTACGCGGAACGATACGATCTTATCGTCCCTCATAGGGTTGAAGCTTCCGTTGTTGAGTTCAATAAAAGTCAGAGAGTAGCTGTTGGTGAAGCTGAGAAAAACATCGATCTGATTGCTAACCTTTCTCTTTCAAATATTGTCCCCGAAAGTGCTTATTCATTGATCTGCGGATCTTGCGGTACTAAGTTCGCAGCCCGTGATAATATGTTTAGATGCAGCACCTGCATCAAATTGGGAAAATCTATAGATGTACAGTACGTTAAGTTTGGTTCTAAGTTCGACGTGAGAAGAGAGGTCTTCATAGGGTTTGACGAAGAAGAGGAAATGGCTCAGAAGTTCTTGAGTGAGGCATTTGAAACGCTTTTAAATAAGGACGTTGTCATCGGTTTATGGGACTGCCCACTCCATGTAGGTGAAGGTCGACTTATCAGCCTGAAATCTTACTCAAAAGAATTGATCCGAAGGAGTGCGGGCGTTGCGTTGACATTTCTCATAATTGGAGCAATTCAAGCCATCCGAAATGGAGTGACTGGTGAGAAGATAGATATGATTGATTATAAAGCTCAAGGATCACATTCTGATTTTAAAAATCAAAGGGATCAGAACACCCGTCCACAGAAGACAGTGAGGTATTCTTCTTCAGCTGGTTTTAGAGCACAGGGTCCCAAAGAGAGGAATTATCTGAATATTGCTAAGCGAAACGGCGAAACTACTCACGATGTGAAATATATACCTATTCAGGACAACATAATAGCAGTTTATCGTCATGCCTTCTGCGATACTTTCGGGCATTGGAATAGTGAAAACGCACATATCACCATCATTTATAGTGCGTCAGAGTATAATTTTCAGATCGATCAATCCATGGTTATCGCTAGGAATGTGGTCAAAGAATGCGAAGTTGAAGGCGAAATGACTAATCAGACCTCACTGGAAGATCTTTTGTTAATATTCATTCCCAGGACAGTGAAGATGCCTCATTTTAAAAATATCATGAAAGATTTTTGCACAGAAACAGAGTTGAACAGCCTCAGAGCCACCTACGTTGTTGTGGATACAGACAAAATGAGACAGAGAGCAAGCGCTAGGATGGTTGAAGAAGTAACCTATGGATTGGGCTATAATAAATCTACCGATCTATGCGATTCATATATTGAATTGCCTTATGGGTACATCTACTCTGGGCGCTTTGCTAAAGGCGACTGTGGTTCTATCGTTCGTACAGATGGCCAAATTGCTCCAGGCAAAATTCTTGGTATGCATGTAGCTGGAGGCGAAGGACAAGGCATTTGCATCCCGATCACCGCAAATTACCTTAGAGAGGCGATCGCTAGCAGAAACGAACCAGAATATCTTGAACCTGTACCATTCTACGGCCAAAGTCCCGAAGCAAAGAAGCAATCTGTCCTTTATGATCCACTTTTTGTTCTTTACCCAAACGTTGCCGCTGTGGAGAAGGTGCCAAGGTCTGAACAGGTGCATATGACGAGAAAAACAGGAGTTAAACCATCAATTCTCCATGTTCTAGAAAAGCCTAAAAAGAAGTTGCCGATCCTATCCAAATTTGACGATAGAGCTTTTGGGGAAGATCCAGCCAAGAGAATGTTGGTAGAAGCCATGGATGTAGAAAGAGAATTTGTCGACCTCGAAGTTTTGAATCGCGCTGGTACAGACTTTCTTATTGAACTCCAATCAACGTGGCGCTGGCCTCTCGGGAAAAGATCCCTCACTATTGAAGAAGCTATTGGAGGCATTCCTGGCTACTTGTCTTCGCTTAAAGTCAATACTTCTGCCGGTTACCCGTTGTGTTTGACTACGAAGAAGAGAGGGAAGACAGCATTCTGGAATTACGGAACTGATGGAACACTTGAAATCGATCAAGACTTTAGAGACAGGGTCATGGAACACCAACGCCTTTTGAGTGATGGAAAAATTCCTGATATGAGATTCTTAGGATTTTTGAAAGATGAACCCATTAGTGAGAAGAAAGAGAGAGAAGGCCGTTGTAGAATCATTTACGCCGCTGACGTCGTGGCCAATGTTTCATTTAGGATGACATTTGGTATGATTTTAGTTGGCCTCAAAGCCTCGTGGAAGACTAGTTGTAGCGCGGTTGGAATGAATCAGTACTCCGACGACATGCATGTGCTCTACATGTATCTACGCCAAGTCGGAACGAAATTCATCGCTGGAGATTTTAAGAATTTTGACAAGAACATGCCTCCTTCATTCCAAGACATGGCTTACAAAATAGTCAAAAGTTTGTATGGTACAAAAGAAATATCTGAAGGAGACAAACCAACTGAGCGACAATGGAAGCAGTTTTTGGCCAATCAAACTCTTTCGCCGATTCAAATGGAAGACGTTAAGGTCTGGATGCGTTGTTCCCATTTTAGCGGTCTGTTCTTTACCACGCTGGTGAATATAGTTGTCCAAGGGTTGATGATGAGATATGTATTTGCCATTCATGCTTCTCACTTACAATACGCCGACCACGTGAGAGATAAAATGCTGGGAGATGATGGAGTTATCTGCGTTAGCGATTTGGCTGCGCCCTATTTCAACGCTTCAGTTATCGAGCAGGAACTCAAATCCATCGGAGTTACCTACACCGATGATAAGAAGAGCGGCAATGTCGCTGCGTTCAGAGAATTCAAGGATATAACTTTCCTTGGTGCTCACCCTATCTTATATTATGGCCGATACTTAGGAGCTATGAAGAAAGATACCATCATTGAAAGCATGTTGTGGACTCGAAACGACAATTTGACCATAGTCCAAGAAGTCGAGAACATGTGCGAGTATTCCGCTGCTTGGGGTAAGTCGTATTACCGAGACGTTTGTAATAGGTACCTCGGATATTTATCATCATTTTGTGGATTGAAAGTCAAAACTATGCCATCGTGGGAATCTATGATTGTCATTCTCAAACAGAGAAGAGCTGCAGCCTTTGAAGATGCTTATGGACAATTTGAACTGATGGATGAGGAATATGAATCTCCTGCTTATGCTAATGACACATGGAAAACCGTTGGCCGTTATTTTGCTCAAGCTCCTACTCTGACTACGGTCCCTGAAACTGAAGTCATAAACACCGTCGCTCCCAACTCCGGCAATGTCAACAAACTAAGAGGAGAGGCAATCAATCAAACACCTGTAGATTTGGATTACGGCAACAGTTCCGAAATTTTCAGAGGAACTTTTGTCTGGAAGAACATTGACGAACCTGGTAAGACCATAACTGAATGGAACGCTCCTTTCGGCCTTTTGGAACTAGGGGATGAGGCCAATGTGCAAAACATGCCCTTCCATCGTTATACTTATTTCACTTTTGACACAATGAAAGTTAAATTTCAAATCACCGGTACTCCTTTTTTGTCGGGTATTCTGGCTGTGTATTACGTCCCACTGGCAGACTACGACATCGAGATCGCTAATATTACCAATGCGACCCACGTTTTGATTCAGCCTCACAACAACACCGTCTTTGAAATGGATATTCCTTTCGTCTACATGCGAAGTGCTCTCAACACCCATGGCAAGGAGTTTTTAGGCCAACTTAAAGTTGCTCCGCTCGCAAAGCTGCAAATGGGAAATTCTGGACAAGATGAAGTTTCAATATCCGTGTATACATCTTTCCAAGGCCTCAAATTCATGATTCCTAAATCACACGGTTTGTCACCCCACGCTAAGAAAGTCGGTTATGGCATGAGTCCTGTAAACGTCACTCACTCTAATGGTCTTAAAGCCGCTATAAAGTATAGAGCTCAAGGTGCTTCTCAATCGAGCAACATAACCAATAACTACAGTAATGTTGGAGGCACTATGCCCATATCTGACGTTGTGAACAGTGCTGATGGTACCACTGAACAAGAAGTTTCTCCAAGTGTAAAAGTGCCTATGCCGTTAGACAATCCTCCCGTTGCTTCTGGTGCATTTCCAGTTGAGCCCGCCTTTCCAGGTATGTCAACGTCTTATGGAGCTAAATCTACCAGGGATTTGCAACTCTATCCCACGGCTTTTAGTCGTAAGCAGATGGAGATATTTGCCCCAGAAGATTCAAAGATCGAGACCATTCTTGGTAAAAGAAGTTTATTAACAACTGTAGAAGTAAAGGTCTCAACACAAGTAAATTCACTCCTCCTCGGGTTAGAACTTAATTCTACACTCTCTGTGAAGGAAGGCAACAACATTCCCACCAACATTGCCGCTTTGAATCAATTCATGTTTTGGAGGTGCGATATATCATTGGAGTTTCTCTGCGCAAAGACGGAATACCATTCAATGAAGTTGCAAGCGGTGACAGCATTTGGGACCGACTTGATTGATTCTAATGATAGAGTGAAGTGTAATTCGAAGGTTCTTGATTTTACAGGTCCAAATGACAAATCTGAAGTTTTAATCCCATGGAATGCCGCCACTGAATTTTTGCGTACTTTCGAAGGACATGGGGCTGTCGATCCATCTCAAAATTATTCGTTGGGGATGTTCTCTGTGTACCTCTTGAACAAACTGGTTGCCCCAATCACAGTTAGTGGAACTGTCCCGGTGCTTGTTTTTGTGCGATTCTTAAACCCTAAATGCGCAGTTCTTCGTGGTTTGTCGCCTTTCACTTGGAACGACTACTCGAAATGGAGCGAAAGCTACGCTTTCCGAGATGCATCTATACCGCACGTTGAAAAAGCCGATGGTGCTTGGCTCCTTGATACTGAGAATATTAACAACAATGGTATTGTCTACGCCGCTGCTAGCACAGTTGAATATCATCCACCGCTCAACTTCCCTCATATTAGTGGAATCTTGTCTTTTAGTGGCCAAGCGTTCCCATACGAAGTATATGGTTACAATTCATCAGGAACATCAAAACAATTGTTTACAGGAGCATGTCAAATGAGTTTGGTCATTTGTAACGCCACTCAATCTGCAGTTGCTAAGTACATTGTCGTTATTCCAAGCTTACGTGTAAAAGTAGAAGGATCAAAGACCACCTTCACAGACTCCATAAGTAATAAAACTTATTCGTTTGAATCTACTCAATATTTGGCATATGCTTTTGCTGCTAAGAACATTAATGGAGTAGGTGTTATTACTGAGAGTGAAGCAGCATTGAAGCAAGTTGAACATATTGCCTTTGCACAAGCCGCTGCCATGATGAATCATAAAGCTTTTTGGCCAAATTTGTTTTTGTCAGACTATGAGAGAAAAGCTGCGTCCTCTTCCACTACGACCACCAAGGCACCTGCGCAGCTCAAATCTTCTGAGTCGAACACAATTGCCGTAAACATCCGCAACGTTCCCGGGATTGGAATTCTTCAACCAATCAGTAATGGACAATACTACGATGGTATAAATACCTGGAGGCCAGTTGATGCTTCGAAAGGTTTCACCAAACAAGTGGTTGTCGATCCCCGTGGTTATCCAATTTACGACGCAAAAGATTCTCAAGGCAGATTCTACGCTCAAGGCCCTGATGACTTCGAAGCTGATGAAGAACCTGCAGAAGTCACTCCTATCACCCATGTAGAACCGCCCACCATTCCTTGTCGTCTCGAGATTGGTTCTAAATTTGAATTTTGTGTGGCAGACATCCATGAAATAGGCCGTAGATACGTGAAGTTCTTACCAACTGACTACGCTGGCTTTGATCAGTTTCAGGTAAACAGCAACCTAACTGGGATTTCTGACAAATTGATTCAAAATTATCCCACCCAATTACAATCAATCTGGCGTGGTTTGTATGCCGCTTGGGCTGGCAGCGTCAAGTATAGGTTTTTCTCCACAACCGTAGCGCAAGGCACGGATGTATCATTTTCACCATTAATGAATTTGAAGTCTCAAGTTAGTGTCCCCATCATTGATGCCTTCACTGGAAGTGTTTTCCATTATTATGGAAACAAATTTTCCACTGACGCCACCATGGCCCCCAGTCTTCCTTTCGAGAAGATGTACCCTTTGAACGGTCTCAATTATATCGATGTATCCGTTCCATTCCAATCTCATTTGAATTTTTGTCTCACTTCCAGAACAATGGAGATTGGCCCAATATCATCCGGCACATTGAGTGTTGTTAATGCAGATACCGATTTGCAATGCTTTACTGCTTTTGGAGATGATTTAAGATTGGGCATTTTCAGACCACCTAAGAAGGTTTCTTTCTCTATGAAAGGATTCTCTAATGGCGTCGGTGGTTTCTTTTAAATAATTTTGTATTTTATAATTCCTTATTAGTTAAGAGTTTAGATATGTTAAGATTTTTAGTTATAGTCAAGAAAAACAAAAAAAAAAAATCTATTTTAAGTTAGGTTAATTGAATTTGTTAAATTGGAGTAAGTAAGATAATTAAGTTGAAATATTTTTAATTTTTAGTTGTTAGATCCGTCGCGAGTCACTTTTGGTGCAAAATTCTAGTTTTTAATGTATATTTTAAAATGTCGTTAGCTTTCTACGTTATATTTTCAATTTTGAAAGCCGTCTATTGTTGAATACGTTAATTTCAATAC